GCTTATAAAGACGGATATTGTAATAAGTATCTGCAGAATGTGGAGGTAAAAGATGAATAGAGAAATCCTTTTTAAAGCAAAGAGAAAAGATAATGGAAAATGGGTGGAAGGGTATTATAGGCGTATCCCTTGTATGGGGATGTTGGAGCACTACATTATGCCACGAAATCCTAAAAACAGAATGGAGCAATATGCAATCGACCCTGACACTATCTGCCAGTACACAGGACTTACCGATAAGAACGGTAAGAAGATTTGGGAGAATGATATTTTAAAAGCTAACCTAGACGAAAGCTACCCAGAAGACATAACCTATATAAAAATTTTATGGAACGAATGCGGATTTTGCGTAAACGAAAATTACTCAACGGACATTTGGACGCTTGAAAAATGGGATGCAGAACATTTTCAAGTTTGCGGCAATATTTTCGATAATCCAGATTTGTTGGAGGTGAAGTGATATGACAGAACAAACAAGAACCTGTGCAACCTGCACAGAAAATGACGGAGGCCTATGCGATTTAAAAGGCATCCTAATAGAGGATGATGATACATGCGAAAGATGGAACAGTGGACAAGCAGACTGGCGGGAACATATGTTGCATACGTTTCTGGCCGGGCCTTAAAGAAGGTGACTAAATGGAAGATAGATGCATATGTTGCGGGGAGATAATCCCAGAAGGGCAGCAGGTATGTCCTATATGCCAGGAAGGAGCACAGATGAACAAAGAAGGTTACAAAGACCCTACTGCGGAAATAGCAGTACATAGAGCCAGCCGGATGCCAAGACACATCTGGAATATCTTTAAGGAGCTGAATCTGGCAGCAGGGAAATCCGGAGTGGAAGTGACGGAAATCAGGGACAAGGAGACGGGGAAGAAGTACAGGAGGTGATTCCAGTGGAGGTAACAAAGGATATATTAATCCAATATTGCGAACTCCGGGAGGAAATCAAAGATTTGAGAGAAAGGATAGACAGAGATGAGCTGAGATTGCAGAAAATTGAGGAAGAGGGAGTAGTATCAGACACAGTTACTGGAACCAGGGCAGATGGCACTATAGGCAGTATCAAGATAACTGGCTTCCCAATTCCTGAATACAGTACGGTAAAGGCTATGTTAAAAAAGAGAATAGCAAAACTGCAGATTATGGAAGATGAGTTGCATGAGGCAGTGAATGCAGTAGATGATTTTATAAATACAATTCCCAAGAGTGATTTAAGGCAGATGTTCCGGTTCTACTACATAGACGATATGACATGGAGAAGAGTGGCAACAAATATGAATAAAAGGTTCCCGAACAGGAGAATAAGCTATACGGAAGAGAATTGTAGGAAACGTCATGACAGATTCTTAGAAAAAAATGAAATTATTTAAGAAATGTCCGTTCATGTCCGCTTTAAAAATGTTAGTATATATACTGGAAGCAGAAACGAAATGGTTTTCACACATGACCCCTTATGATTTATAAGCAGAACGGCAGCAGAGTGTCACAGCCCTGTTGCTGTATCGGGCTCAGACGGTAACGCCTTTGCAGGAAAAAAAGCATAGAGATCGTCAATTTTCTTTTTATGTACAGGTATTTTATTGTATGTGCCGGTAAGAGGCAGTCTACTTCATGGTCATGTTACTGCCATAACAAAATGAGACAGGTACCCTCAGAAACCATCAGGCAACCGGTATAACGGCACATATGGGTTGCAAGTTTGGAAAGTAACTCAGTTGGTAGAGAAGGAAATAATTCCAAGCCACAGGTTCGATTCCTGGCTTTCCAGGTTTTCGAGAAAGAATTATAAACCAGCTGATTGTAGTAAACACTTTCAGCAATAAGGCATCTGGCAGCAGTCAGGTGTCTTTTCTTATGCGGAGAAGGTGATAGAGATGGCGAAAACATTTAGACCCGACAGGGATGGAACCCATCGTGGCATGTTTGACAAGAACAAAAAGAAAATCTATGCAACGCAAACAGTCTGTGGAATATGTGGGAGACCTGTAGATTTTTCACTTAAATATCCACATCCGCTCTCACCCTGCATAGATCACATCATTCCAGTATCAAAGGGCGGGCACCCGTCAGATCTGGAAAACTTGCAGCTTGCTCATTGGACTTGCAACAGGCAGAAGTCGGATAAGCTAATTGATAGAAGAGAAGTAAAACGAGAAGTAATAATAAGCAATCGTGTGTTACCACATACATTTGATTGGAGGAATATTGACTGGACGTAATGCATATAGGGGGCATACCTCCCTCCCGTCCCTTACTCCGACCTTCACATACTGTCACTGTGAAAAAAAACACACGGGAATATGAAAGGACTCTAAAATGGCTGAATTATTAGGAATAGATGGACTTAGGAAAAAGCTCAAACAAAAACAAATAAGGACAAAAAAAAGATATGATTATTATGAGATGAAAGAGTGTATCAAAGATTTTGAAATTGCAATACCTGATAAATTGGGGTGGTATAGACCGGTAATAGGCTGGTGCGGGAAAGCGGTAGATAGTTTGGCAGACAGATTAATATTTCGGGAATTCGAAAATGACAATTTTGAAATCAATGAAATATTTTTAATGAATAATCCGGACACGTTCTTTGATAGTGCGATTCTTTCGGCAATGATTGGAGCTTGTTCTTTTGTTTACATTTCGGAAGATGGTAGTGGACTTCCAAAATTGCAAGTGATTGATGGTAGATATGCAACTGGGGTTATTGACCCGATGACGGGACTTCTGATAGAAGGCTATGCAGTCTTAGAGCATGATGCAAGAGACAATCCAATTGTGGAAGCATACTTTACTCCGGGTAGTGTACAGCTCTTCGGGGAAGGTAAATCATTTGCTAAGCAAAATAATAATGTTGAGCATCCATTGCTTGTTCCGATTATTAATCGACCAGATGCCAAAAGAACATTCGGACACAGCCGAATCAGCAGAGCATGCATGGATATTACAGATGGCGCTGTCAGAACATTAAAACGTTCAGAAGTTTCAGCGGAATTCTTTTCGTTCCCACAGAAATACGTCGTTGGAACTTCCCCAGAGTCAGACCCGTTAGATAAATGGAAATCCGCAATTTCAATGATGTTTGAGATTACAAAAGACGAGGATGGAGATACTCCAAAAATAGGACAGTTTCAGCAGCAAAGTATGAGCCCGCATATTGAACAACTTAGGATGTTCGCCGGACTGTTTGCTGGAGAAACTGGTTTAACTATAGATGATCTTGGGTTTCCATCCGATAATCCATCTAGTGCAGAAGCTATTAAGAGTGCACATGAAAATCTTAGATTAATTGCAAGGAAAGCACAGAGAACATTTGGGACAGCGTTTTTGAACGTGGGGTATGTAGCAGCCTGCTTGCGTGACGATTTCCCGTATGAACGTAGACAATTCTATCTTACGAAGCCAACATGGGAACCGATTTTCGAACCAGATGCTTCTGCACTGAGTAGCTACGGAGATGGTGCAATTAAAATCAATCAAGCAATCCCTGGATATTTCGATGAAAAACGCATGCGTAATTTGACTGGATTTTAAGGAGGTGCATCATGGAAGATATAGCACCGAAATTATTAGAAAAGATTCAGGAAGACTTTGAAAGAAGTTATTTGAAGAGCAAAAAGGTTATTGAATTAAAAAGTAAAATTGTAAAAGGCGTGGCTAATTATAAAGATGGTCACGCCTTTGCTATTGAAGTGGGGGCATCGTTGTCAGATGCGTTTCGAAAAAATCTTTCCTCGGAAATTCTTCCAGGTGGCAGGCTTTATTATAATATCGCTGACAGGATTATTCGACCGACGTTAGAACATGATTTCGATTTGATTTCGGAATACTCTACGGAAATACAAGAGATTTTGAATAAGCAATCGAAAATAGGGATTAAGGCAGTTAAGCCGGAATTGAACGAAGATAGAATCCAAGGAATTGTAGATATTGTTTCTGGAAAAGAACATTTCGACGATATAGCATATATTCTCGGTGAGCCGATTATAAATTTCTCTCAATCTATTGTAGATGATACCGTTAAAGCTAATGCAGATTTTCAATATAATTCCGGTATGTCTCCAAAGATTACTCGAACCTCTTCAGGGAAATGTTGCAAATGGTGCGACAAACTTGCTGGGGTTTACAATTACGAGGAAATAGATTACGGAAGTGATGTATTTAAAAGGCATAGAAATTGTATCTGCCTTGTAGAATTCGTGGCAAATAAGAAAATTCAAAATGTTCATTCAAAAAAATATGCAAGGCGAGAAGATATTGAAAAGAGAATTAAAAATTCTTTTACAAAAAATAAAGAAGTAAATAAAAAAACAAAAGAGCAGGCAAAAGCATTGCAAGAAAAAATATTGAAAGAATTAGAAGAAAGGCGGTGATCCAGTTATCTCCCTTTGGATGATGGGGTGATATTATCTACGGAAAAATATAGCTAGATAGGAGGGTGCTATGGCAGATATAAGGCAAGGCCGCCAAACCCCCACTCAATCCGTTACCTTACCTTACAGCGAAACAAAAGGACAGGAAGCGGCTGAATTGTATGCAATGACTGGAAATGAACTGCTAGAATGGCAACAGCTAATCCAGAGCGACATCATGGCTGTGAATGATGAAGGCCTTTGGATACATCAAAAATATGGGTATTCTATTCCACGTCGAAATGGCAAATCTGAAAACGTTCTGGCCAGATGCTTATGGGCTTTAAAAAATGGAGAACGTGTTCTATACACAGCGCACCGTACTACTACATCTCATGCGGTCTGGGAACGTCTTGATAGGATGTGTGAAAAAGCTAAAATCCAGATATCATCGTCGTTTAAAGCGTTCGGGAAAGAACATTTATATACGAGTGATGGAGGGGTTGTAGAATTTCGAACAAGAACATCGTCTGGTGGGCTTGGAGAAGGATACGACGTATTAATTATTGATGAAGCACAGGAATATACAGAGGCACAAGAAACATCATTAAAGTATATCGTGTCCGACAGTAACAATCCACAGACAATTATGCTCGGAACTCCTCCAACAGTGGTTTCATCTGGAACAGTTTTTGTGAAATACAGAGCAACGGTTTTATCTGGAAGAGGATTCGATAGTGGTTGGGCTGAATGGTCTGTAAAACAGCAAATGCCGGCGGATGATGTGGATTCTTGGTATGAAGCTAATCCATCTTTAGGAACAATCCTTACGGAGAGAAAAATACGTGCTGAGATCACTACCGATGATATTGATTTCAACATACAGCGTTTAGGACTTTGGCTTTCATATAATCAAAAATCTGCGATTAGTAAAGCTGAATGGGAAGCATTAAAGGCAGAAGTTCGTCCACGTCTGACTGGAAAAGTATATGTTGGAATCAAATACGGACATGACGGAAATAGTGTTGCAATGTCTGTTGCAGCAAAAACGGCAGATGGAAAAATATTCGTAGAAGTAATAGATTGTTGTTCGATTCGTTCCGGAAACAGTTGGATTTTAAGTTATTTAAATGATATGAAAAAGAAAACGGAGATTGTGGTTGTTGATGGAGCGAGTGGACAGAATGTACTTTCGGCAGATATGAAAGATATTGGTCTGAAATTGCCGGAACTTCCAACTGTAAAAGAAGTTATCACTGCGTATTCTGCGTTTGAGCAAGGTTTGAACGCAGGAACTATTTTGCATATGAACCAGCCTTCTCTAACCCAAGCTGTTAGTAATTGCGTGAAAAGGGCCATTGGGTCGAATGGTGGCTTTGGTTACCAGTCTACAAATGATAAAATCGAAATAGCACTGTTAGACAGCATTGTCTTGGCTTATTGGAAATGCAGTATGAGTAAGGAAAAAAGAAAACAACAAGCAAGGTATTAGAGAGAACATCCAAGATTTAGGGGTGCTCTTTTTGTACAAAAAAATTACCGATACCACCGGGTTAAGTGGGTAGAAAGGAAGTAGAAAAATGAGTGAATTTACACCGATTACAACACAGGAAGAATTTGAAAAAGCATTGAGTCAGCGTTTAGAGCGAGAACGGAATAAAGTACGAAAAGAATTCGACGGATTTCTTTCACCTGAGGACGCTCAGAAAAAGTACGAAAACTATCTCTCGCCGGAACAGGTACAAGAAAAGTACAAAGGGTATTTCTCTCCGGAAGAAATGGCGAAAAAAGAAGCGGAAATCAATGGTTACAAATTAAATTCCAAAAGGGTTGAAGTGGCACTTAAGAATGGAATTCCTTATGAGCTAGCTGGAAAAGTTTCTGGCAATACAGAAGAGGAAATGACAAAAGATGCCGAGACATTGGCAAGTTTTTTAAAAAGTAACACACCAAATATTACATACAAAGCAGACCCAGTCGACAATTCGAATTCCGTTGATGTCGGACTTGGCCAGATGCTTGGAAATTTAAACATTTAAGGAGAAAAGAAATTATGGCAGTAAGTAAAACATTATTTAGCGAAGTAGTAGTAAATGATTTGATGTCAAAAGTTAAAGGGAAATCTGCCCTTGCGAAGTTATCAGCTCAGGACCCAATTCCTTTTACCGGTTCTAAAGAATTTACGTTCACAATGGACAAAGAAATTGACATTGTAGCAGAAAACGGAAAGAAAACAGAAGGTGGAATTACAGTTGATCCTGTAACTATCGTTCCAATTAAGTTTGAGTATGGTGCTCGTGTATCTGATGAATTTATGTACGCATCTGAGGAAGCAAGACTTCCAATCTTAAAAGCGTTTAACGATGGATTTGCTAAGAAAGTAGCAAAAGGTCTTGATCTTGCAGCGTTCCACGGGATCAATCCAAGGACTGGAGAAGCATCTAGTGTTGTCGGTACAAACCATTTCGACAGTAAAGTAACAACTACAGTTAATTATACGGCTGCAACTTGTGATGAAAACCTTGACGCAGTCATTTCAGCTGTGCAAGATGCGGATGGAGATGTAACGGGTATTGCAATGTCTAATACAATGGGTGCAGACATGGCGAAAATCAAAGTGAATGGCGTTCGTCAGTATCCGGAATTTAGATTCGGTGCTTCCCCTGCTTCTCTGGCCGGAGTAGCACTTGATGTAAACAAAACAGTATATAATGCAACGGTGAAAGACCATGCGATTGTAGGGGATTTCCAGAATGCATTTAAATGGGGTATCGCAAAAGAAATTCCATTAGAGGTTATTGAGTATGGTGATCCAGATAACTCCGGAAAAGACTTGAAAGGCTATAATCAGGTTTACATCCGTGCGGAAATCTATATTGGTTGGGGGATTCTTGTTCCAGAATATTTTGCACGTATTAAAGAAGAATAGGAGAGGCGGAGAAGATTGGGAGGAAGTAAAAACCTCCCAAGTCTCCTGCGAAAAAGGTGGTGAAGAAAGATGCTGGAACCGTTCGCAACAGTAGATGATGTTAATAATCTATGGAGGGAATTAAAACCTGATGAAATAGCACGCACAGAAAAGCTGTTGCCGATTATATCTGATAGCTTAAGAATGGAAGCGGGCAAGGTTGGAAGGGATTTAGACAACATGATTTCTGAAAAACCATATCTTTTAGCGGTTGCGAAATCAGTCACAGTTGATGTTCTTGCCAGAACACTAATGACGTCCACAGATTCTGAACCGATGACACAAGAGAGCCAGTCCGCACTTGGATATTCTTGGAGTGGCACATATCTTGTTCCTGGCGGCGGTCTATTTATTAAAAAATCAGAGCTTGCAAGGTTGGGACTTCGGACGCAGAGAAGAAGGGCGGTTGATTTGCTTGGGTAGAATCAAAGGTATGACGGTAACGCTTGTTAATAAGATTCAGACAGGAACTGACCCATTCGGACATCCAATATACACAGAAAAAAGAGTATTTGTAAAAAATGTACTTGTATCTCCGCTATCCTCTACAGAAGTAGCAGATGCACTGAACCTTACCGGGAAGAAAGTAGTGTATAATATTGCGATTCCTAAAGACGACGCAAACAAATGGAAAGACCAGCAAGTAGAGTTTTTTGGACACACTTGGCAAGTAGTAGGGTTCCCGAGACGAGGAATCGAAGAAAACATTCCGCTTGAATGGAATGAGATATGGATGGTGGCTGATTATGAGTAGAATCAAGATTGAATTAAATAGAAGTGCAGTTGGAGATTTGCTGAAATCAGCAGAAATGCAAACAATTTTAAAAGAGCACGCTCAGAATATCGCAAGTGAAACAGGCGGGGAAGTTGAGTGCTTTGTGTCTGGAACGCGTGCTGTTGCTACCGCAAAAGGTGACGATGGAAACAATGGGCTATTGAAGGCGATGAGAAAATGATAGAAAAAATCGTTTTGGACTATTTAAAGTCAAAAAGCATAAACGCATACATGGAGAGAAATAACGGAATCAAAGGTGATTTCGTATTAATAGAAAAGACTGGCAGCGGAGAAGAGAATCATATCAAGAATTCTACTCTTGCTGTTCAGTCTTTTTCTGATTCTCTTTATAATACGGCGTTACTGAATGAAAAAATAAAAGAATTAATGAAACAAATAATTGAATTAGATGAGGTCAGTAAGTGTTCTTTGAATAGTGACTATAACTATACAATTCCAAATACGAAAGAATACCGATACCAGGCAATCTTTGACCTCGTCCATTATTAGAAGGGAGAATAAAGATGTCAGATGCAAAAAATGTAAGCACAGGCAAGCCAAAAATCGGCGGGGCAATTCATAGAGCGCCAGTAGGGTCTAAATTACCTACCGACGCAACCACAGCATTAGATGAGGTTTTTAAGTCTCTTGGATACTGCTCAGACGATGGGTTGACAAATGAGAATAGCCCGGAATCTGAAACAAAGAAGGCATGGGGTGGAGATGATGTCCTGACACTTCGAAAGAGCAAAACAGATAAGTTTAAGTTTAAACTTATTGAGTCTCTTAATGTAGAAGTACTTAAAACTATCTATGGAGAAGAAAATGTCACAGGAACGCTCGAAAGCGGTATTACTGTTAAAGCGAATAACAAAGAAGTTCCTGAAAGTGCATGGGTTGTCGAAATGATTATGAAGGGCAACATTGCTAAGCGTGTTGTAATTCCATCCGGCACAATCACGGAAATCGGAGAGATTAAATATGCGGATGAGGATGCGATTGGCTATGAAGTTACAATTACGGCCACAGCAGACAGCAATGGTAATACGCATTACGAGTATATCAAAAAAGGAGCGTAAAAATGATTAAAGGAGAAACAAACACAGGCTTTAAGTTTGAAATTAAAGATGAAGTTCTGGATGATTACGAATTGTTGGAATGCTTAGTAGATGCCGATAACGGTAATAACATGGCATTTTTTAATGCTATTAATATGATTCTCGACAAAAATCAGAAAAATGATTTGAAAGAACATCTCAGAAAGATTCATGGCAGAGTCCCTGCAAGTGCAATGTTTGCAGAAATTGCAGATATTATGAATGCGTCAAGTGCGGGAAAAAACTCTTAATCCTCGCCCACATGCTGAATATAGATAAGGATTCACTTATCTGTGACCTGGCAGAAACTTATCATATTTATAATTACAAGGAGCTTCCGTGTACAACGGTGGCTCTTTTTTCTTGTGGGTTGAGGGAAGGTTCTAGAATTAAGAAAAAAATGTCTGGAATAAACGCAAGTAGAGAAGAGATGTTACTAGCCAATATTGCAGATAGCTTATCTACGCTTGCCTGGTTTAAGACAAAAGATGGGGTTAGAGGAATCAACAGACCAAAATCTTTCGTAAAGGCTTTACTTGAATCTGAAAAAGAAAATAACAGCGAGGTTACTGCGTTCGAAACAGCAGATGATTTGCAAAAGCAATGGAAAATCATAACTGAGCAGAAAGGAGATGGAAATGGCGACTGAACTAGCAAAAGCGTATGTACAGATTATCCCGTCAGCAAAAGGAATACAAGGAAATCTATCAAAGGTCATGGATGGGGAAGCTGCTAGTGCAGGAACATCTTCGGGTAGCTCATTCGCAGATGTATTTAAGAAAGCAATCGCAGCAGCCGGAATTGGTCTTGCATTAAAAAAAGTGGTTGGAGACGCTTTTTCAGAAGGTGGTGAACTACAACAGAACTTAGGTGGAACAGAAGCAGTGTTTGGTAAATTCGCAAACACTATTCAGTCTCAAGCAACAAACGCATATAAGAACATGGGGATGTCAGCAAGTGAATATATGGCCACTGCAAACAAAATGGGGTCACTGTTCCAAGGTTCTGGTGTAGAACAACAAAGAGCGTTAGATTTAACATCACAAGCCATGCAAAGAGCGGCTGATGTAACATCAGTAATGGGAATTGATACATCTATGGCTATGGAATCTATCGCAGGAGCCGCAAAAGGCAATTTCACCATGATGGACAATTTAGGCGTAGCTATGAATGTTACAACGCTGCAAGCGTACGCACTGGAAAAGGGCATTAATTTTGAGTGGAACACTGCAAGCAATGCAGAAAAAGCAGAATTGGCGATGCAGATGTTTATGGAACGGACAACGCAGTATGCCGGGAACTTTGCAAGGGAATCCGAAGAAACGTGGTCTGGCTCTATTGGAGCGATGAAATCAGCGTACAAGGATTTGATGGCAAATATCATGTTAGGAAATGACCTCGGACCATCATTGACCGCAATGGGAAATACCATTACAACTTTTATCGGAAAAAATTTAATTAACATTGCAACTGGATTGCCTAAAGCAGCCGTTACATTAATTAAAAATTCCATACCGCAGTTTATTTCTACCTATAACAATGTCGTAGAAAAAACAATAACATGGATTAAAGCACAATTTCCTAAATTCTTAGAGCAAGGTGTGCAGACAATTAATAATATTGTCACCGGTGTATTAAATACCATACCGAAAGTAATACAGTCTGCGTCTGCAACACAGGAGAATTTCCTTAGTACATTAAATAGTTACCTTCCGAGCATTTTAAAAGCTGGAAGTGAAATTATTATGAATATAGTCTCTGGAATCCTACAGAGAATACCGCAAGTGATTTCTTCCGCCGGAACGATGGTCACAGACTTTCTGACAAAAGGTGTATTTCCGATGCTTCCGCAGGTATTGCAAGCCGGAGCAGATCTGATTGTCAAAATTGTAAATGGAGTTATTAATAATCTCCCTAAAATTATTTCCTCTGCAGCTACGACAATAGCGAAATTTGTATCTGCGGTTGGAAGCAATCTTCCACAAATTCTGCAATCTGGTATTGAGATTATCGGAAAATTAGCAGCTGGGCTTATACGAGCAATTCCTAATTTGGTATCTAAAATCCCTCAAATTGTAAGTGCTATAAAGAAAGCATTTTCAGATGTGGATTGGTGGAGTGTTGGGAAAAATATTATTACAGGAATAGCTAACGGCCTTAAAAATTGCGGTAACCAGCTGTGGACAGCCGTTAAAGGAGTAATTGGAGATTTTAAAGATAAGGTATTGGCTTTCTTCGGAATCCACTCACCTTCCAGATGGGGCGAATGGGTAGGAAAAATGATTGCACTTGGTCCGCCTAGAGGAATTACGAGAAATCTTAACCCAATGAAACGCTCTATGGAAATGATAGCTGAAGTTGCTTCTGATCCGTTTGAAGATATGTTTAGACAGCAGAATAGAACAGTGCCAGAGCAAAGAAATAGCAATGTTGGAGAAAAAATAGACGAATTGATTCGCTTATTAAAATTAATACTGGATAAAGATGTAGATGAAACTGAGATTAATATGTATTTAAATGACAGAGAAGTGGGAAGAGCACTTAGAGAAATGGGGGTTGTATTTGCATGACAGAAATGAAGTATATAGGTTCGAGTGGGAAAGAATACAACCTAAATTGCAACAGTATAATGATTTCTGAGACGACGTTTCATAAGCATTCTTGGAAAGTTGAGACTAGCAAGGGAAGAAAAAATGAGCTGTATAATAAGTTCAAATCCGAGCCTACGACATACGAAATAATAATAATAGTAAGAGGAACCCTAGAAGAAAGAACTAAGTTTGTAAACGATTTCGTTAATGACGCTGATGCAGATGTAATTAATAACAATTTCGGAACGATATGGGTTAATGATATGTATGCGAAAGGTTTTTTCACGGATGTAGAATCCTACGCAAAAGACGAAAAAGGATGCTGGGTTGAGTTGAAATTAAGTTTCTATTGCCCAGAATCTGTCTGGACAAAGGAGAAACATTTCCAGTTTAAAAAACAAGAATCAAAGGCGGAGCAAGAAATGTTTCCGGTAAACGAAGGAGAAAATTACGAAGGAGAACCGCTTACTCCGGGCGTCATGCTTAAAGATTTTAAATTCGATATGATGAGGCCATCTAACCGCAAGGTAACATATCCAGAACACGATTTCCCGTTTGATTTCTGTAAAAAAGATGGAACTGCAAGACTTGATAATTCGGATGCATTTACAGATACGAATTTTATCTTAACGATCTACGGGTTCGCAGATAATCCGAGCATCCTTATCAATAACCATCAATACATTGTACATTGTATGATTTATGACGGGGAGCGAATCGAAATAAACAGTAAAGATAATTCTGTAATTAAAATCGGAAGAATGGGAGAAATTACTAATCTCTATAATTCAAGAGGGAAGAAACGGTCCGTGTTTCAGAAAATACAAGCGGGTGTGAGTACAATAAAATGGTCTGGCGGCTTTGGTTTTGATTTAAAATTGTTTATCGAAAGGAGCGAACCAGAATGGGCTTTATAATTTGCTCAAAAGATAAAATAGAACTAGAACCAGTGGGCGAAACAATGTCCATGGATTTCGAATTAGGAGAAAAAAACGACGCGAAAATCGATTGTAGTAAAAAAATGCTTGATTATGGAATGTATATCATCTGTCCAGGGACAGAATATGGAGTACTAATAGAAGAAGTAAATACATGGACAGACGAACAAAGAGAAACATGGTACGGGAATACATTTCGAGGTTTTTTAAGCCAATTTATTATAGAACCGCCTTCTGGACAAGATTATAAGATAGTGAGTGGAGATGCTCACGATATTATGAGAGAAATTTTAAATAATGCTTTCAATGGAATGTTTTTTATTCCGAAAGAAGCAAGCGGAATCGCGTTGAAGGATTATAAATTCGGCAGATACACAAGTGCATTGGAAGGTTTTGCCAAAATGCTTGAGGCACAAAATGCAAGAATCAATATAGAGATTAAACAAGGCGGCTCAAATGAGCCGTTTTCTGTTGTTCTTTCTGCTGTTCCGATACAAAATCTGTCTGAAGAAATCGAGTATTCGCAGGATAGCAGAATTGCTATTAATCTAAAAGAATCTCAAAGAGGAATCAACCACTTGATTTGTTTAGGTAAAGGAGAATTAAAAGACAGAACGGTAGTGCATCTATATGTACAATTAGACGGCACTATTTCGACCTCTAAAAAGTGTTTCTTTGGGCTAGAAGAGCGAACATCTATTTATGAGAATACAAGTGCAGAAACCGAAGATGATTTAATCAAAGGTGGTATAGAACAATTACAAAAACTAATGTCCTACAAGCAAATGAGCATGACTGTAGAAGATGCTGAATTGCAGATTGGAGACATTGTCGCTGGAAGAGATTATGAGAGCGGAATGCATTTACAGAAACCAATAACAAGAAAAATAGTAAAGGTAGAAGATGGAGAAATGACGATTGAATATAAAGTAGAAGGAGGGGCAACTAATGGCTATTGAATTAGTAACCGCATACAAAGGCAAAGACCACGTCACTGCCGAACAGTGGGCGGATTTTAACCGTGGCATTTATGGAGATGCAGCCATTCTCCCGGTAGGGAATAAGATGGAAACGGCAATCCAGACGGCGAACCAGATCACCGTCAAAGATGGTGTAGCTGTAATCGATGGCAGACAAGTATATATCGGATACGGAGAATCTGAAAATATTGCTATCCAGTCTGGCACACAGGGAAAACTAAGAAGAGATATTGTAGTGCTGGAATACAAGAAAGAAGAAGTATCAGGCGTGGAAACTGTACAGTTTAAAGTAATTACGGGGACACCAGCGGACTCTGATGCGAAAGACCCGTCTGTACAGGATATGGATATCAGGACTGGGGTATTTACATCGCAGAAACCGTTTTGCAGGGTGAGATTAAATGGTACGGCTATCGAAGGGGTAGATACATTGATTCCGGTAAAGGAATTTAAACCTCACGCATTTGCAGCTCCGGTGAATAATCTGACCGGAACGAATCCCGATTTGGCATTGGCAGCTACTCAGGGAAGGGAGATAAAAAAACAGATTGATGCACTAAACTCCTCTTTGTCAAACGTACATACTGTAAAAATATACGAAAATCGAGCAAGTGAACCTGCCGGAGGTTACATTATTGTTGGTAAATTAGTTGTTTTTAGCGTTATCATGAAAACATTAATTCCATGTAACAATAATGCTCTTTTGATTGATTTTCCAAAGCCATTGTCAGAATCTGATTATCCTGTATTAATAAAAAACATAACACATAACACTTTTGAAACTGCTTATATAAATGATATCGGAAGTTTATGTGTGTTAAAAGCAAATCAAAACGATTGGTTGCTAATTTCTGGAAGTTACCTTGCAAGATAAAAATACCATAACTCCTCTTTAACAGATGTAAAAAATAAAAACTATTTATATACATATAATCATAGAACTTTAAACTTAACATCATCTGATGACTTAGTATCATCACTAAATAAACTTCCTAAAAATTCAGAATTAGTTTTATGGATTAATAATGACAATGCTTACGGTATACAAGTTCGAAATGAATTATCAAGTTTAGATCCAACTTTTTTTGGATATTTGACTATCAGATGGATGCCAGGATTTGATGTTGCTGTGTTTTATGCCATAGCATACGACTCTGGTCATTCCTATATAAAAACATACACAAAAAATAAATGGAGAGAAATGGGGTAATTGGATAAAAATGTCATGACATAACTCCTCTTTAGTAAATGTGAAAATTAAATGGGAATACGTTACAGATAATTTTATGAAACGAATTCGACCATATTGCACATCAAGACAACCGTATGTTATATTTTTTCAATTAGCAGGAACAGCAACAGAAGTTGGAAAAATGCCATTATATTCTGTAGGTTTTTTAATGACAAATGGTTTAGACCGACATAGTATAACTGTTCATGCTGAATTTGACACCGAACATATACAAGGTTTTAATAATAATGATACTTATGACGAATCTGCATGGAAATGGTATAGATATAATACATCTGAAGTTAGTTAAGATAACTCCGCTTTCATAAAGGAATTGGCATTGTTTCATCAAAAATCAGTGCTAGTTCCTGGCGTAAAGTGCTTTTACTGTTGCGGATTCAAAAAGAGAATCTGAATTATATCACCGAAAGTGATACAGATAAAGAGTAAAAATCAGCAAAGTTCAGCCTATACGGCTATAAAAGTGGGGTTTAATTCATGAACTTTGATGGGCAAATTGCCATTTATCAGAAAAGCAATCTAAAAATTTTAATTTAAAGAAAGGAAAAAAATATGGAAAAAATATTTTTTGCAGACAAAACAGAATTTGAACTTCTCCCGGGAGCAAGTCTGGGAAAAAATAAAGTAGTTGTACAGGATTTTGCAGACTTAAAGACAGTAGCAGATGCACTTACTAAGGAAGGAAATATGGATTCTGTGCAGTACAAGATTGGTGACCAGGTCACCGGAGAATATAAAGATATGAAATTAGAAATGCCATTGTTCCGGGCAGTGGATTGCACAGACGATAAGAAAGTAGTAGCTACTTTTGCAATCCGGGAGAAAACCGAAATAGAGAAACGTATGGACAAGTTAGAAAAGGGACAGGCTGTGCAGGATGGGGCAATTCTGGAACTGGCCGGAGTAGTAGGAGGTAATGTATAATGGTAGCGTTTTATGTAGAGAAAATTAAAGACGGAACTATTACTATTGATAACGTGTCGGCACGATGGAGAGAAAAGGTACGGGAAGCATTGAAAGAGTAGGAGAAAAGCATATGGAAATTCGTGCAAGACCTTAACGGGTCTTATTTTTATGTAAAAAACGAAGAGAGGAAAGTGAGGATATGAAGAACATGAATTATGCAGATGCGATTATTGACGGATACAATGCGGCAGTTGGTGCAATTGTAGCAGTGTTATCTTACAT